TAAGGCATGCCAATACATTATGCAGAACAAAGGCCAAGCAGAAGTCTTAATGCCACAGACTAAGGGCGATTACAACGACCATAAGAATGGCACGGAAGTGGAGTCTATTACTGGTGAGTTCATACCTGCATTGGATAAGCTTGACCTGCCTGTGGAACACGAATTCCAACGCAGTGCAACCGGAAGGTTTCTTAATACGAAAGATAATATATCTGGCGTGTTGAAAACGCACAGCATTGAGGTGCGTTACAATGTCATCAAGAAGTGCATGCAAATAGACATACCCAACACTAAATTTATCGCTGACATGAAGGACGAGGCATCGGTCATTGAGATCGAAGATCGTTGCATCAACATGGGAATACCGCACACCAAAGTATCGGACTACTTGAAGATCCTGGCACGGGAGTACAATCCTGTGAAGGAGTGGATCAATGGCACACCCTGGGACGGCAAGGACAGGATGCAGGCATTCTTAGACAGCATCGTTACCCACGACTCACACCAGCTTAAAGAAATGCTCATGCGCAAGTGGTTGATTAGCTGTGTGGCCGCAGCCTATGAAGAAAACGGATTCTCAGCAGAAGGCATCCTTACATTCAGAGGAGCACAAGGACTGGGTAAAACGCTGTGGTTCAAGCGACTGTGCGATTACGACAGAGGTTGGTTGCTCGAAGGTGCAACACTTAATCCATCCGATAAAGACAGCGTGAAACGCGCTGTGAGCCATTGGATAGTAGAGCTGGGTGAGATAGAGTCAACCTTTAAGAAGAGTGACATAGATCAGCTCAAGGCGTTCGTCAGCGCAGGTTACGATGAGCTACGACTGCCATACGACAGAGCCTTCTCGCGGTATCAAAGGCGCACGGCTTTCTACGCCAGTGTCAACGCGCGCGAGTTTTTGACAGACACATCCGGGAATCGAAGATTTTGGGTTTTAGATGTTAAGGATATTGATGTCAATCATGGCGTGGACATGCAACAGATGTGGGCACAGGTCAAAGAGACGATGTATGTACAGGGCCAGAAGAATTGGTTTCTATCACCAGATGAGCGGGAGCTTCTCAACGAGAGCAACGAGAGATACAGAACACAAAGCAGCGTGGAAGATCTATTGCTGGAGCATGTAGACTTCGAGAGTATCTACACCAAGCCTGTGCAAATGACGAAGTTGTTGCGCGACATGGGTATCAAAGCGCCTAGGATGCCGGACTTCAAAGAAGCGGCCCGTGTCTTACACGAGAGAGGCATCGAGAAGCGCAGGACCAATGGCAAGAATGTATACGACATTAACTACACGGCAGTTGAAGGTGGTGGCTCATTCACTGACTCATTCGGAGATGGCTCGTGAGTGGCAAAGGTGATCGACCACGGCCAGGAGTTTACTCGCAAGAGTTCAGGGACAACTTCGATAAGATCTTTGGTGAGCGCAAAAAGAAGAAAGACATACACTTAAAAGAGGGTGATGATGAGAACACAAAAGAGGACAAAGATGAATAGATGTATGGATATGTATGCAATGTTATACAGTAACTACACTAATCAGTGTAGGTTAAACAAATGCTACCCTGTATCATATTTCCTTTGTTTATATGGCTTACAAGGTTATTAGGTGTACTAGTGTATCTATATATAAATAAACTTATTAATCATGGTTATTACACACAACAGCACGGTAAAGCATTAAGAAGTGTTTGGGTGCTATACACTGCCCCCTTACACTGTTAGGAGTAAAATATGGGAATGTTAGAATACTTGATGATACGAACTGGTGACGATGAATACCACATATCAACTGAGGTCCACAAATCTAAAACTCTTGCAACGGTTGCCAGAAAGTTAAAAGATAAAGATGTGTTGGGCATAATTAAAATAGATGAGGGCGAGTTTCTGGCCTTCATCATGGAGTAACATGGCTACAAAAGGACGACCAAAAAAACCTAAAGATTCACTGGTTAATACACCAGCACAATTTGAGAAGGACGATGAGTTCGGACTGACAGAGATGCAATCAGCATTTGTCTGGCAATATACTGAGGGTGCTTGTGGACAAACAGAGGCAGCTCGAAAGGCAGGATTTGAATTCCCTGCACAAGCAGCAAGTAAGTTCTTGAACGGCAAAGACTACCCCAATGTAGTGAAAGCTATTCGGATTAAGCAGGATGAATTACGAGAGAAGTATGCGATCACCCCAGCCAAGACTGGCTCAATGTTGTGGAAGGTTGTAGAGACTGCATACGAAAGTGGACAGCTCAACGCTGCTGTATCTGCTATCAAAGAGCTCAATCAATTAGCTGGTTTATCCATCAATAGATCCCAGAACATTAACATCAATGCGAACATGGACAAGATGAGCAAGGACGATATCAAGGAGAGATTGTCCAAGCTTCTTGGAGCAGATGTCAGCGACTACTCACCGAAGGATAAGTAGATATAAAAACTAAGTAATAGACCTCTCTCTTAGAATCCTCTGAGATTTTCAGGAAAAATTCAAAAGGAATAAAAAAGCACGGCATATCAGTAGCTTACGCTGTATTTCATGGGCCCAATGCTGATCTTAAAAACCCTTGTGCTCACAACAGTAACACTACAAAACATTGGAGTCCCTAGGATGGCCTTTTTACCAGGGATCCGTTCCCTTTTGCACCCCATACACCCCTATTTGCTGGCAGCCGAGGGCGAGGTAAATATAACTAAGTTAGACACACTGAATCATCAAAAAAACTCATGGTAAAAAAATTTTAAAAAAAAATTTTATAAAACCACTCGTGCTATAGTTTGCACATGATTGCACTCCCGTATAAAAACTCGGCCCTTCCAAAAATGCCCAAGCAAATTTTTATATGAGCGATGTTATCCAGATTTGTTTACCTTTAGATGTTTGGTACTCCAAGAAAAAAAAATTTATTTTAAATTTGAACAACTACCGAAATGCCTATTTTCGCGTTTTGTCCATTGCAAAAAAAGTCTACACCGAAGAGCTGCTTCCAGATCTCATAGATCTACCCAAACTTTCTGAACCGGTTACATTGACCTACACCTATTATGCGAAGACCAAAAGGCGCATCGATATTAGCAATCCCTGCTCGATCATTGACAAGTTTGCGTGCGATGCTCTGGTAAAAGCTGGGATCCTGAAAGACGACAGTTTCGCGCAAGTAACCGCAGTCGTATATAAGTTTGGCGGTTTCGACAAAGAGAACCCCAGATGCGAGCTGACGATCTCGATATAAGCGTGTTGGTTTACCAACAACCGTTTTAGTTGATATACTCCTTGCATGAGTATCTTGGATAACATGAACCTATTTGGGCCTGCAGCAGAGCAGCTAATGGCGCAACAACGGGCCAAAATGGATGTTACCAGGGACCTTGCCGAAAAACATGGCGCGAAGCTGCCTTATATGGCAGCGCAATTTGCACCAGGAATGGGCATAGCATCTCTTTAATGTATCTGGCCATGGAAATAGAAAACGAACAAAAAGGTAATTTCTGGGATCCGGAGTCCCAGGAGTTTTACAAGTGGGAAGATCTAATGGAGCTACACGAGACGCGCAGGCTTTACAATCTTATGGTTGCAGACATACGACAAGAGGCTTGGGCCAACGACTGTTAGCTGCTAAAGTCGTCTTCTTCGATTAAAGATCCGTCCTTGTAGATCTTATAGGGTGTACTTTTGCTAATACAAGCAGCTTTCCTGCGTTCTATCATGTCGTACTTGTCCTCACTACAGCTAACCGATGTGACAAAACCCTTTTCATTTTTAAGAGTGACCTCTTGCGTAAATCTATACATTAACTACCCTCCTGGTATTTATTAACTAAATCATCAGCCTTGTTATTGACTTGATCCACCTCATTCAACACTCTTTCGTAATCTGCCAGTATTTTATCGTAGTTGTCGGTACTATCATTTTTTCCAAAAGCGAGCTGTTGGATGATGTTCTCGATACTGCTCAGTTCTTTGTTTTCTTCTGGCGAGAGCTTCTTGTTCAACAGCTTTTTTCCGTGATCGCTCAACACCTGGATCATCAGTCCCTTGTCGTAATCCGTTAGAAGTAATTGCATGCTTGACCTCCTTAAAGTCGTTTATAAGTTTTTCGTATAATGATGTGTCTATGTCCTTCATGGTCTTTATAGCCTTTTGGTTGCTTAAAAAATAAGCCTCCAAGCTTGAGACTGTTTTAGGGCCGTCCACAAATGTTTTGATAATGGTGTAAATGCTTTGGGCAAACTCTTGTTCGCTGTTCATTTATTGCCTTTGCCTTCCTCGTCTCTCTTTTTGCGTTGCTCTTCGTTGTAAGCCTGGCGCAAAAAAGATGTGTTCTGAACCTTGTACTCTCCGAGTGTCAGCACATCGTCTTCTTCATGCTTTGACTTTTCGTATTTGTACTCCATGTACATGTGGTCACAAAATTGTTCGTACTTAGATCTAGGATCTTTGGTCGGTTCTATGTTGTCTGGTATTTTGATACTCATAGTGCTATTAATGCCTCCCTTGCTTTGCCTTCATAGTTTTGCAAAGCTGCTTGTTTAAAATCATGTATGATGCCAACACTCTCTGGACCAGCATCGTAATTTAGATCCAGGTATTTCTTAATCAACTTACGCATAGTTTTTGCATCGCAATACTGCCAGTTGCTTTTAAAAATCATGTCACATACATCCCAATACTTATTACCGTAAATCATTTGTACTCCATTTTAAAGTCAATGCCATCTCTGGCCACTCGCTTTTGAAAATCAATGCTGACATCCTCCATCATCAGAACATGGTTTTTAACCTGCTCATCGGACGGTATCTCATCAAAATCAATCTCCACCTCTACAATTACTTTTACTCCGTTATTCATACCTGTTTCCTCATTTTTTCATCAATATCCATAACATAGTCTTTGGTCACAACACCCATTTCTCTGTTGCCTCTCCAATGTGACTTTCTCCAAACAAAACCTTTGGTTGCTGTTCTCATGTAATGGCCACGAACCAAATGATGTCTTTTACGCATGGTGCTGGCATTAGATTCTTTGCTAACATCATCTGGAATATTTATTGTCACCACATAATGCTCAAACGGTGGCCTCCAACCTGGTCTAGCTTCATACGGCCTGGCTGCACTAAAAGGTGATTTGTTTGGCGCGATTCCATCCATCTTTAACTTTTCAACACAAAGAGATTTAAACTCTGGGTGGTTCATAATCCCCATGTGAACAAAAACCTGCCTGGCATTTTGATAATGAGCCAAGGTAGCATCGTTAAAATTTCCACCATTATGTCGATTGTTTATGTGCTTTATCTTATCTACATCAAGCATGGTGGGATATTGGTGCTTATCCACACCATCTTTTCTTACATAGACTCCTGGAGTTGTTAAAGGATTGTTAAACAAACAAGCTAAATGAAAGCTGCTGTCTTTTGCTCCCTGTAATTTATCGTCATTGTCAACAAAATGAGTGTCCATAAAAATCGCAGGCTCTTTGTCATAAAATCCCACTGTCTTGCCAAGAGGCACAAAGAAAGAAGAGGGCAACATAGTGCTAATATTTTTAGTCATAATTTCCAAATGATTTTTAGGAAACCTATCTGGATCAATAATCGTATTCTCGTGAACCATGCAATTAACGGTTAGACGCAAAGCTGCTACTTCTTGATCTAGGCTTTCATACCAAGGAAACTTTCGCACAAATTCATCACCTTCTTTCTCAAGGCCCTTAAAAGAATCATCAAAATATTTCCACATCTGCATTTCGTTTTTAGAACCTGTAAGCTCTACAAGATTTTTAGCACCAGAGTATTTACGCAACCAAGACCTCATGGTTGTTTCTTCAACTCTTACCATGTAAGTAATTCCATAACTTGATGTTTCAATTAACAAAGTCTGCTCATGTGGCATGCGAACCTCAAGATCTGCAAAAAAATCATTTAGGACAGCTTTGGGTGGTATGACATCGTGCAAAAGACCACCTTCAAACTGAAACTTTAAAGCGTTAATCCATTCATCATATTCTTGTTGACACATACTTTTATAAGCATTTAACTGCTTTGCAGTGTCACTCTTTTGCTGTTCATCTAAATCATTAACAGTTGAGTCAGCAAGTTTCGGAAATGGAAAACCCAACCTATCAATAAATTGTAAGTTTCCCATTTGTTTTATGGATCTTTTCCAATCAAATCTAAGAAAATCGTGTGCTTGATAAAACCCACTGGATAGTTTGTTTGCGTTTTTTAATCTAGCCATCAAGCCACCTCCTTGAGTAGTATTCCAATCCACTTGACATTCTTCATGCCAACCAAACCTTGTTTTAAAAGATCGTAGTCGTTTTGATTGCCAACCTCGATGTAGAATGTTTTGTTCTTGATAACAAGATTATGAGGATTTACGATCCGTGCAGAGGCACGAATGTAATCTCTGGACTGCTCAATGTTCTTAAAGTTTTTATGAATTGGCATCAGCTGCCTCCTGGAATATTTGTTGATAGTAATTTTTGTAAGCATTGACCAGAGTTTTGATCTCAGCATAATCATTCTGCGTATGATTGCAGAAGATCTGATAAACACACATTGACTCATCCGCAAGAAACTCATCAACCTCCTGTCCTGTGTACCACTCTGTTTCAGTCAACCAGATCTTGGCTGCAATCCTGGGTTTGTCTCTAAACATAAGAGTGACATTCGTTAATATTTTTTGCTCATCAGCAGACAGCTCAACCTCATCCACTTTGCCACAAGGCTGTTCATAGAAATATTTAGCCATTACGCTACCCCCATTTCTTTATAGATTTTTTTCATAAGGTTATCGTCCCACTCTTTGTAGGTCTGTGTTTTATCAGCCAAGAACTCTTCAAACTTTTTTTTGATCTCTGGATCAAAAATATATTGTTTGAAATAGTCAACATTATCTTCGTCAACATATTCTTCAATATAGTCATAACAAGCTCTGCAAGCTACGCCACCCTCAACACCCTTGTCGCATGCGCCACAACAGTTAGTGAACTGTCTTACTGGCCCATTAGGATCTTTTGGAAACGGCTTTTCAAATATTATCGCCATAATTTTCTCCTTTTGGTTTTTTATTTTCTTTTCTCACATACCTATAATGCCTGAATTGCAGAAATATGCAAGTGTTTATATAAAGAAATATTTATGTATAAAGACTTGCATAAATAGTCATTTTAGTCCATACTTAAAGAGTGGGAAATAAAGTTAATAATCAAAAAGGAGAAAATATGAAAGAGACTTTTAAATTTGAGTGCTACGGCCACGAGAAAAAGGTCAAGGCTACCAGCATGAGTGATGCTTACGAAAAAGCCAACACCTGGGCAGAGAAATTGCCAGAGATGCAATTTGATCCGGAGCGTTTTCCAAAACCGCAAAATTATCATGGCGGTTGGATGTTAATTAATGAGTGTTACAAATGGGCCGGACGACAGGTCTGGGACTAAGGAGGCAGCATGACAAAATTACTTTGGGAATGGCACTGTGTATGGTATGACCAGTATGGTGATATTATTGATAGAGACTATGCAGATATTGGCGGNGACATTAAAAGATTTGCGCACAATCAAGTCACAGACTACAAAGAAGCAAAATGTATGGAGTTTGGCTTAACACTGCATTGGAATGGTGATGGAGATTGGACTGACATTGAGCAAGAAAGAGCAGACATAGACGAGCAATTAAACTTTGATCTAGCTGAACTTTCTAAAGCTATTCCAAAATACATTATGAAAGAGTTTGAAGAACACAAAGACAAACTTAAACCACAAGGATCATGTCCTTGGCACATGGAGGAAGCATGATACAACCACTCAAACAGATTAATAACATTTACGCTTATGTGCGAGTTTCATCTGAGCAACAAGTATCAGATGGATCTTCTCT